TGAAAACCTATCTTTTGTAGCATAATAAATCCATTTATAGCAAATTTATTACTTATTTAACAGAATAAAAGCACGGGGGTGTGGTGTGGTGGTGCCCCCGTACTAGTCTTTTTTATAGACTATTTTTTAGATTTAGTCAACTTCACACCTTTAAACCAAGATGGTAAGCCTATTAAAGGTCTTTTATCTAATGCATTTTCTTTAGCAGATTTTGAATTAGCTTTGTTGTAATGTAAAAATACTTGTCCACAATCTTTACCCTTAAACTCATCTCGCCAATGTTCTAAATCACAACCAGAATAGATTAACATATCACCTGGTTTTAAATCTACTTTAATACCTGCTTGACCTTTTCTACCTGTAGGATCAAGATATATTGGCCATGGGTCGCCACCTAAATTTAATGTAGTAGATATCTCACAAGAATATCTATCTTTGTGTCTAGCAAGAACATCTCCGTTTTTGTATATTCTTGCATATGAATATGTTTCACTTAATTTTAATCCTGTATGTTTTTCCATAACAGGTTTTACTTCCTGTAACAAAGTCTCCATCGCAATATCAGCATAGTGAGAATAAGTATTAGGAACTTGTTCATCATTCCATATACCCCAATACTCTGTAAATGGTGAAACGTATCTTGAATCAAATAATACTCTTGCAACATTTCTTTTATTTTGAAAGTATTTATATACAAAGTCAGCCAACTCTTTTGAGATAGCTCCTTTTAAAACACTATATTTATTTTTTTTGAACGACATTGTTTTCTCCTCTATATTGTAAAACTGATTTTGGTATTGCCTGACAATTCCAATGTATAAATCTAAATGGTTCGTAACCCATATCTGTTACGTATTGATGTGGCATATATGATGGAAAAAATATCATACGACCTGGTTTAACTTTATAATTTATTTGTGTTGATGCGTGAGTTACTTTTGTTTTATCTATTTCTGGTAGTAGATTCATCATATTACCTGCTCTTGGATCTTCAAATAATGGCATAGATGTTCTTTCACTAGCTTTTAAAAAATAAAAACCAGATATGTGACCATTCCAATGTGTATGTAAAGTATGATAACCTGCACCTTTTTGTGCAAACTCCTGCACCCACATCTCTGTTGTAAACAATTGATATTGAGATAAATCAAAACCCATCTCTATTAATAAATTATGTGCGGTCGCACCAATATAATCCTGTAACTCTTTAAACTTGGGATCACCTATTAGACTTGTTGAATGAAACACATGACCCATATCTCCTTTATCACCAAATTTTTTATTTCTATTGTCTATTTGTTTTTTTAAATTTTTTTTTGATATTTTTATGTATTTATCAGATGCCTTGTTTAATTTTTTTACAAACTTAGGTTCGTCTGCCCACCATATAGGACATTTAAAATATTCTTCCAGATTTAATTGTTTTGGAAAACTCATTTGTATGGCCACCCCAAATTCCAAATCACCAAACTATTACGTTCTCCACTTTTAACGGGACACACTCTATGCCATACAAACGAAGGGAATACAACCAAAGATCCTTTAGGTAATATTTCTTTGCATTTTACAGGTTTTCTTTTTTTATCGGGATCTAGATTTCTAAAATCAAACTCTAGCTCACCACCTTTATATTCTTTAGGATTTGACAAAGTTACTGTTACAGATAACTTTCTAATCTTACCGTGTGATGGATCGTTAGGTTGTTGTCTTACATATGGTCTATCCCAACTATCACAATGCCAATTATAGTATTGACCTTTTTTATATTTTGTAAACTGACAAGATTCAGAAAAATCCCATTCAAAATTCCAACCAGCCATTGCATTTGCTTGGTGCACATAAGGTTGTATTTCTTTATAAATCCATCTATCATTCATCCAAACAATGTTAGAGTCTCTTTTTGTTTTTAAATCTTTAATTTGTTTTTGATTTAATTTTTTGTCACCATAACCACCAGTAACTGCCATTTGATCTCGAAGTTGTTGACCATATTTTACAATATCATCACAAATACGAGAAGGTATTGCTGATTGAAAATACCAATAATAGTTTGTAAGGTTCATATATCTTTATACAATTTTATATAACATTTTAATATAATTAGTCAACTTTATCCATTATTCAATAATATGTTACCTGAAACAGAAAGCCTTACTTTATTACTAGTATAAAAAGGATAAACACAATGGAGCATTTTAGATGGAAACATTATAACTTTACCTTCAAAATTACTCCCTAATTTAATTATCTCACTTTGTATATAACCGTTTACATCTAAGTAAGTAAATTCAAAAGTAGATGTATGAACTCCTCCACCTTTTGTTTCTTCTTCATATTCATAAGGTATTTTTAACCACATACTATAACTATAAATACCATCATGCCTATGATTAGGAATAAATTCATGTTTTCTTTGAAAATTCATCCAAGGGTTTGAAAAAAAATAAGGGGCGTTTTTTGTTAGTATTTTTAAATTACTTAAACCAGGATAATGTTTGTCATATTGCAATCTAAGTTCTTCAATAAATTTATTTAATTCTGTTAATGAATTTTTTATAAAATATTGTTTAGCAACTCTTTCACCTGTGATTCCAGAATGCATTTCTACATTTTGTTTTTCTGCTATTTTAGATTCTGCTATTAATGTTTTATATAAATGTTTTGGTACATCAGCAATAATATATCCAAAATTATAAAAATTCTTACTTTCTGATATCATTGAAAATATATTATATAATAAATATAATTTAAATCAATAGATTAAGATATTGTAAGTGTTCCAGATACAGTAAATGCAGCTATTTTAGTTCCACTTTGACAAGTAATAGTGTTAGTACAAGGAGCGATTGTAATTGTATTTGAATTAGCTGAAGGTATTTTCATTAAAACAATACCTGACCCACCTGATCCACCAGGATTAGGGTCACTACCAGAACCACCTCCTCCACCACCAGTGTTAGCAACTCCAGAACTACCAGTGTTTGTTTGGTTTCCATCACCACCTCCACCAGGACCTCCAGAAGAAGCACCTGCACAACTTGTTCCTCCACCTCCACCAGCGTAAACTCCATTTGTTGGTCCATAAAAGGGTTGAGGAGAAGATCCAAAAGTTGAAGTCACAGGACTTCCAGAACCACCAGCTCCACCACCAGGTCCCGCATTGCTACCTGGTCCACCAGCTCCACCACCACCTCCAGCTCCTAAATTAGGTGAAGAACCTCCAGTTCCTCCAGGATTACCTTCAGGTGGGCTAAATCCTCCTGCATTACCTGAACCTGCAGCATAAGGTCCACCGAATAAACCTCCACCTGCACCACCTCCACCACCTGATCCTCCAGGATTACCTGCATTGGCTAATTGACCAGAACTACCTCCACCAGTAGAAACTAAATTAGCAGGCAATGCTGGATTTTGAATAATAGAATTGGCTCCTGCTGATTTAGGATTACCAGCACCACCCGCGCCTATCGTAACAGTTATGGTTTCTTCAAATGTTTGACAACTAAATGTTCTAAATCCACCTGCTCCACCACCTCCTCCTCTAGAGTTACCAGCTCCACCACCACCAGCAACTAACAATACATTTACACTTGAAATTGAAGGAACAAATCTTGGCCATATTCCTTGACTCTGTGATTGAAATTGACTTTGCATTGACCACACACCACTTGCTTTGTTTAATTCTTTTACGATAACTATTCCTGATCCACCTGCTCCACCTGGGCCACAACTAGCTCCACCTCCACCACCTCCAGTGTTAGCTGTGCCAGCGCTACCAGCAGTACAACCTGATGATGCATTACCTCCACCACCAGTACCACCACTACCATCTGGTTGATTATGTGATGCTCCACCTCCGCCACCAGCATAAACTCCCGAATTAGGAGCTCCTGGAAAAAACGGAGAAAAATCTGTACCTGCTCCACCTGCTCCACCACCTGAACCACTACCATCTGCTCCAGCAGCAGCATGACCACCACCGCCACCACCTGCTAATAATGGTATAGTGGGTGCGCTTCCCGATCCATCACCTCCTGGATTTCCTTCTGGTGGATTAAAACTTCCTGCATTACCTGCTCCACCACATCCAACACCAGCAGGACCAAAACACCTGTTTCCACCACCACCTGATCCACCTGGTCGTCCGTCTGGTGGAGCTCCTCTTGGAGCTAATGTATTACCACCACCTCCTCCACCACCTGTTGATTGATATGTTACGCACTGTGATATTATTTTTGATAAAGAACCGTCACCACCTTCATCGCCACTTGCTCTACCTGTACCACCTCCACCTATTGTTATAGGAACAGAAGTATTACCTGCCATAGGTATTTCTAAATTTCTAGCACCCCCTGCACCTCCACCACCTGATGTATCATTACCTGCACCACCTCCACCAGCAACAATTAAAACTTGTGCAATTCTAGTTCCTGGTTGTGTTGTTACATTACCTGATGATGTTTTAGCAGTTTGTGTACATTTTCCAAACGAAGCTTTATTCGCTTTTCCAATTACTCCACCATTTGTTGAGCTAGATCTGGATCTAGGCATTTAAGTATCCTCCTATTCGGACACCCAAGCTGTGCCATTCCAATCGTATTTGGTAGGTGTTTCCGATGTATCGTTTGATTTAATTGCTTCCCAACCTTTAGTGTTGTCAGCGTTGTATTTATCTTCGTTCCAAGAAATAATATACCTCCAAACAACTGGATCTGCACCATCGTCTGTAATGGATGGTCTATCATTTGGTGCTTTCCAATCATCATTATCATCCAATGACCATGATGCATGAGGTTGTTGTATTAAAAATTTATCTTTTACAGGATCATAAATCATTCCTATTCCTGCATATTGTTTTCTAAAATTATTATTGTAAGAAGTCTGTTTCCAAGTCCCACCTTTAAAAAAATTAATACACCACGTTTCTCCATCAACATGCATGTCTGAAGGAACTACATCGTTTCCTACAACTACAACTCTTTGTACCACTTGATGTGAATCTGACGTGAATCCTGTAGGATCTGTCATTGCTTTTAATTCTGCAAAATGTGCCATTTTTTTACTCCTTAAATATTGTATTTATAAATCATAATTTTTATAATGTCTATATACTTTATTAGTTAGTCCAAGTGCCTGCTTTAACATTATCATAAACTTCATTCATACTCCATACACCTGAAGCAGAAGCTGTTGCAGCTTCTTTAACTAATACTATTCCTGATCCACCACCTCCACCTGCATTGCCTACTGGACTTGGAAAACCATCACCTCCACCACCACCAGAACCTGTATTAGCAGAAGCATTAGCTCCTGCACCACCTGCACCTGATCCTCCTGGTGCTCCATTTGCGGGACCTTGTCCTCTACCACCTGCTCCACCTCCACCATAACTTCCACAATTAGGAATACCACTACCAAAAAAAGGAGTTAAACTTTGACCTGCACCACCATCACCTGGAATAGGAAAACCTGAATCACCTGCACCACCAGCTCCACCTCCGCCACCAGAAAATTCTCCTGGTGCACCTCCAGGTCCATCAGAGGGACTTGGAGCGCCATTACCACCTGCATTACCAAAAATAGTTGAAGTTCCTCCTGGCCAAGGACTTTGTGTTGAAGTTCCTCCAGTAGCTCCAGCTGGAACTGAATTTGCACCTGCACCACCACCAGATCCTCCTGGCACTCCTGCTTTATTTGGAGATATTCCTGAATTTCCGCCACCTGCTCCGCCTCCGTTTGCAGTTATAACTGCAGGTGATGGACCAAATGTTGAATTATTTCCTGAATTACCACAATTAGGAGTGCTTGTTACTCTAGCTCCACCGCCACCAACTACAACTGGTGCTGTACCACCACCAGAAATAGGATAACCTGGAACGTAAATAATACCACCAGCACCGCCACCACCACCTTGATCACGTCTACCACCACCTCCACCAGCAATTACTGCAACATCAATTGATGTTGTTAAAGGTTGAGCTGTAAAACACCCTGTGGCAGTTACTGCTGTAACTTTTTCAGCTTGAATAGAAACTGTTTGAGTTGGTCCAATTATTCCGCCATTGCCAGCCATAATTTAAACCTCCTATGCGTCGTCTAACACTTCATACGATATGAATAAGTCTAAGTCAGAAGCAGCGCTTGCTCCGCCTTTTAATATATCACCTTCCATAAGATAGATAGGTGTATCCAGTATAACTAACGTTGCGTCAGCTGGAACTGAAACTGTTTTTGCTAAGTAAACTGTTGCATCAGCACCCGTTGGTGTAATTCCTGAAGCACCTGCAGTTGTTAGACCATCAACAAATAAATCTAGGTTTGCTGCATTTGTACCATCTACGTTTGCACAAGTAATTCTATTTATTTTTAAAATTTTGTCTGCGTCTACTGTTAATAAAGTAGCTGTAGTAGTAGCGGATAAATTAAATCCGAGATTACCACCGTTAATTGTTGCTACATTTACTAGATTTGGGTTTGCCATAATTGTCTCCTTTTATCCGAAAATTAAAGCCATTGCAATAGCTTTTCCTGTTGAAATTCCTGCTGAGCCAAAACTTAAAGTTCCAGAACCATTTGTAATTAAAGCCTGATCTGCTGATCCATCAGCATTTGGAAAAGTAAGCCCATCAAGAACAATATTTCCTGACCCATTTGGTGTAATAGTAATATTACCATTTGCACCATCTACGATCGTGATTACACCTGAGTTTGTTCCTGAATTAGTATCTAAAACAAGGTTGTGAGCCCCACTAGAAGTTATTGTTGCATCTGCTGAACCTGTTCCAACTTTTGTTTCACCAGTTCCTTTTGGAATTAAAGCAATATCAATATTAGAATCATCTCCAGTTGCTGATATGCTAGGTGCATT